CGCGATCGCGGCGGCGATCGCGTTCTGCGCGGCGCCGGCGGCGACGCCGATCGTCACGAGCCGTCCCGCGATGTAGAGGTAGATCGTGCCGGCGACCGCCGTCGTCACCGTGACGGTGAGGGTGGTCGTGCCCGCGGCCGCGCTCTCCGCATCCGGCTGCGAGGCGGCGTAGAGCACGCCCGTGGGGTGCTGGCGCAAGAATGCGCGGCACATGAGGTGGAGCGGCGAGCCGCGGCCGAAGAGCTCGGCGGCCTGACCGGCGCTGCTGATGAGGTAACGCGTGCCGGCTGTCGCGGTCGCGCCCGAGGTGTTGCTCTGGCCGAGGAGGATCGACGGGTTGACGAGGTCTCCGATGGCGCCCTCCCCCGTCGGCGTGAACTCGGCCTTGAAGAGGGAGATGCGCTCGCTCGGCGAGATCTGGCTGAAGGGGATCGTCATGGGTCGATGAACTCCAGGTCGGCGGTGAACGCGTCGTCGACGTCGCCATCGGGCCCGTCGGCGTCGACCACGTCGAGCACGCCGTCGACGCCCTCGAGCACGGCGCCCGGCTCGTCGTCCCGGAAATCGCGCGTGAAGGCGACGGCGATCTTGAGGGTGCTCGTCATGACGATGCGCGTGCCAGGCTCGGAGGTCGTCTCGTCGTCGAAGGTGGCGATCTCCTCGAACGGCTCGGCCCACTCCGTGTTGGGCCTGAAGAGCGCCTCCTCGACTTGGGCGCAGAGCCTGTCGCGCGCGTCGCCGGCCTCATCGTCGGATGCCCCCGTGGCCCAGACCTCGACATGGATCTCCGCGGTCACTCGGAAACCACAACCACGCCGCACGCTCTTCGACTTCGGGACGTAGATGCAGACGGCCGGCAGGTTGTCGGGGACGCCCTTGCTGGGGGTGACGAGGACCGCGTCGGTGCGCTCGGTGTAGACGCGCTCACTCGCGTCGGTCCGCGCCGCGAGGATGCAGTCCCGGATGCTGCGGCGGACCTTCAGCCGCCAGTGGTCGGCGATCATCGCGGGTCCCCGAGCACGAAGAAGACGGACTCGCGCTCGCGCGCAGGCTGGAGCGCGCGGAGCGAGAAGGTGGTCGAGAGACGCGGCACCTCGAAGGTGGCGCGCTGCGCGACGAGAAGCTCGGGGACGAGGCCGTATGCCTCGAGATCCGCGCGGGCGAAGTCGAGGACCTGGTCGGCGTCCGTGAGCCCGACGATGCCGAGGTCGCGCTGCTCGGGCTGGCTCATCACGTGCGCGCGGAGCTCGATCGCGGGACCGCCGGTCGGCCGGTAGATCACGGCCTCCCCGAAGAATCGCGCCACGGCGCGCACGGGAAGGCTCATGAGTCGGTCGATCAACGGCACCGCGATCAGCCCGCGCGCGCGAAGAAGGTGTAGATGGTGATGCCCTCACCCGGCGCCAGGTCGGCGTGGTCCGACGTGAGCTTGTGGGTGATGATGGCGCCGGCGGTGACCGCCAGATCCGCGGGCGTCGCGGAGAGGGCCTGGGTCTGCAGCGTGTCGTCGGTGAGGCCTTCGAGGTTGACGTTCGCGCCGCTGAGGACGTTCGTCCCCCCCTTGCTCGAGGTCATCGTCGCGGCGCCCGCGGCCGAGCTCGGCTTCGCGCCGGTGTAGGTCGCGATGCCGATGAGCTTGCCCTTCCACGGCGCGCGCGCCTGGACCTCCACGGAGGTGTTGGCGACCATGCGCGCGTACGACTCGTCGACGTGGAGACCGGCGGCGGCCGCGCCTGGGTCGAGGAGCACGAGAGCCTTGGTGCCCGAGCCCGCGACCCCCTCGACGCAGATGCCGCCGATCGGGTTCGTGACGTCGTTGTCGACGTTGCCCGCGACGGCGTCGGCGAAGACGATGTCGCCCGCGGCGAACGCGACGTCCGCCGCCTTGTTCACCTCGAACACGCCGTGGCGCCCACCGACGAAGGGCAGGCCCTCAGCGGCGGCCGTGCACGCGACGACGGTGAGCGAGCCGATGACGACGAGCTGCCCCGACACGACACCGCCGCTCGGAGCGATGAGGTCGAGGTAGTTGCCGGCTTGCACCTGGTTCAGCATGGGGGTCTCCGAGGTGGGCGCCGCGCGCCCGTCGTGGGGTCCGAGATCAGGGGGCGAGAGATCAGCCCGCGATGCGGGTGCGCACGATCCAGCGGTGGTCCGCGATGGCCGCGTAGAAGTCGTGGATGAGCTCGAGGATCACGCCGAGGAAACCGGCGGTGGTCGTGACCACGGTCTTCGGCGCCTGCTGCTCCTCGAGGTAGCCGTAGAAGAGGCCCTTGATCTGGCTCGGGTGGGCGATGTTGAAGAAGGCCTCTTCGGACGTCTTCAGGCGGTTGTCCGAGAGGACCTTGATCTTGGCCATGTCGTCCGCGCGCGCGTTCGACGCCAAGGTCGGGACCATCAGGCCGTAGAGCTCCTTCCACGCGGTGCGGGCTCGCTTCTTCGACGCGAAGACGAACGCGGTGCTGAGGTTGAGCGGCTCGCCGGTCATGCCGGTCTGGCTGCCGAGCATGTCGTCCGCGCCCTCGAGCCGCGCATAGCTGGGCTCGCCGACGTCCGTGTTGAGGTTGCCGTGGTCGGCGTGGATGAGCGCCTTGTTGTCGGTCGTCATCACCGGGTTCGAGAGGACGAGGCCTACGGCCGTGTCGTCCTCGTAGCGGATGACCGCGTTCATGAGTCCGAGGAGGTCGTCCGCGAAGGCGTCGAGATCGTCGTTGATGAGGAGCTCGCGGGTGAGCTCGAGGCCGATGCCGGCAGTCTGGAGCTTGCCCTTCTCCTTGCGCTCGAAGTAGCGGCCGCGCTTGATCTCGCCGTGCTCGAGCACGCGCTTGAGGGACGGCGCGTTGCTCCGCTGGAGGAGCGTGAACTCCTTGAGGTCGGGGCGATCCTTGCGGGTCGCGAACTCCTTCCACGGCGAGTGCGCCTCCTGGTGCATGTCGAGCAGCACCTTGTTCGACACGTTCGCCAGGAGGTAGGGGAAGTCGTCGGTGGTCATCGCGCGGAGGCCTTCGACGGCGACCTCATCACGCGAGAGGGAGCGCGCCTGGCGGCTGCGCCCGGGCTGACGCTCGAGACGCCCCCGCACGATGTCGAGCAGGTGCGCGCGCCGGAGGTCGCGCACCACCTCATCGTTGGGGAGCGGGTACTTGTCGGGCCGGATGCGATGGAGGAGCGCGGCCGTGAGGGCCTCGTCCTTCTTCTCCCCATCCGTCTTGCCCATGTCCGTGGACGAGCGGTTGCTCGTCTCGGTGCCCTTCTGCGCGTCGGCGGCGCGCTGCACCCAGGCCGCGCGGATCTCCTCGACCGACTGCGCCGGGTTGTCGATCGCCGCCTGCACGTCGTCCGCCAGGATGCCGCAGACCTTGCCGGCGGCTCGGAGATCCTGACCGCGCTTGATCTGCGCGAGCGCGCCCGCCTTCCGCTCGGCGACGGGGTCGGCGGCGTTGTCGGGCTGCTTGTCCTCGGGCTTCTGGGGCTCGTTCTTCGTGGGCACGTGATCGTCCTCCGCGCGGATGACCGCGCACGTGTGATGGGTGTCGGCCGCGCGGGTGCGCACACCGGCGCCCGCGTCGGCGCCGATGGGCACGAACGACACTTCGAGGGGCTCCCAGTCGCGCGCGATGAAGAGGGGCACCTTGCCCTCCCCCTTCCGCTTCTGCTCCTCGATGACGTGGTAGTCGTAGCCGACGCTGACGTTGCGGATGATGCCGTCGCGGATATCCTGCACGATGCCCGCGACCTCGGGTCGCCGCGAGAGCTGGATGCGTGCGATCAGCTTGCTGTCTTCGACCCGGATCGTGCCCGGCATGACGACGCCGATGACGTCGCCGAGGTCCCACGAGCGATGCACGTTGAGGGCGGGCGCGCCGCTCTCCATGCGCCCGAGGCGGATCGCCTTCTCGGAGATCTCGAGCTGCTCGTCCCATTGATCGCCGAGCCATCCGTAGCGCCGCACGACCGCACCGGTCGACACGACGACCTCGACGCTGTGCGTCTCCTCCTCCCACGAGGCAGGACGGATCTCCGCGGCGCGGGTCTGACGGGGGGCGGACTTCTCGGTGCGCATCGGCATGGCAGAGGGCACGCTGCCGGGGTGGGCTACTGGGTCAACGTCCGGTCGCTTCCTCGTCGTCGTCGTCGTCGTCGTCGGGGCCATCGTCCCCCGGTGTTTCCTCGTTCTGAGCGGCTTCTTGTTGGAGCTTCGTCGGGCTCTGAGCCGCTCCGCGGAAATCGACGCTGCTCGGATCCATGTCGACGACGATCTTCTCCCCCTTGCCGAGCTCCTTGCTCTTCTCGGCGAGCTTCTGGCGGAAGTCGAGCCACCCCTGGACCACCTCGTCATCGGTCCAGCCGTAGGCCCCGATCATCTCCTGCGGCGGCACGAGACCCGAGCGCGCCAGCATGAGGTCGGCGAGCATGTCCTTGGCCGGATCGACCGAGACCCACTTCGGCAACGACCACGCGTGCGGGTACGCGGGCGTCCGCAGATCGCCGCGCATCACCATCGCTTCGAGCCACCACTGATAGATGCCCTCGAGGCCCGGCACGAACACCTTCCACTGGAGGCTCTCGATGGTCCGTCGGAACTCGATGTTCCCCGCCCGCAGCGAGGAGTAGTTGGCGTTGGACAGGTCGCCGGATGCCTGGGCGTAGGTGATCTGCGCGCCGATCGAGATCGTCTCGTGCTTGCCCTTCCGATAGGGGGTGAAGCCGCCGATGCCCTTGGGCTCGGAGAACGTGATCTCCGTCCCGTCTGGGAGGTAAGCGAACATGCCCGGTTCGAACTTCTCCATGGGTAGGCCGTTCGCGTCCCGCACCACAGCCTGACCCGCAGCGACGTCGGCGGCGGTCCCCACGGGCGGGTTGGCGATGCCGGTCATGTTGAAGGGCTTGGCTCCGCCGGTCGTGCGGATGAAGCCGGCGAAGCACGCCTCGAGGCGGCGGCGCACGGCCTCGGCGTCCTCGCAGTCGTCGAGGTCCCGCATCGTCGCGAGGATGGGCGCCAGCCACGTCACCCCGCGCACCTGCCCGGGTCGCAGGCAAACGTAGAGGTGGATGACGTCTTTTGCAGGCACGCGCACCGACTTCGATAGCGCGCGCCGGCCGAGGCTCATGTCGTGCGGGTGTCGGGGGAAGAGCCAGTAGGCGACCCGCTCACCGATCGCGTCGAACTCGACCCCCTGGATGATCTCGCCGCCCGAGCTCGTCGTCTCGTTCTTCTGGTCGTCGAGGTGCTCGCTCTCGTACACCTCGGTCGCGAAGAGGAACGGCCGACCGGGCATCCACCGCCGACGGATGATCGCGTCGCCCGACTCGAAGAGCGCCCGCGCGATCTGCTCCTGCAGCGCGTAGTGGGTGTGCTGTCCCGAAACGTCGCAGAGCTTCGACTCCGCGTACCCGTCCCACTGCTCGTTCATGTAGGCGTCGGTCTTCTTGCCGCGCTTGTTCTTCGACTTCGCACGCGGCCGGATCCCGTGCGCACCGACGAGGTTGCCCGCGAGGATCTCGATCACACGCGCGCCGAGCGCGGTGTTGCGCACGGCGTCGTGCGCGCGCGCGCGCAGCGTCGGCGCGGCCTTCTTCACCTCGGTGTTCGGCGAGGTGCGGCGCGCCGGCCAGCTCCCATGCCGGCCGCCCTTCGTCGCGGCGTCGTAGCCACGGGCGTGGGCGGCGCCGATCGACACCGCCGCTTCCGCGACCGCGTCGAGCACGTCGAGCCCGGGGCGGCCCGCCGAGGACTCGACGCGACGCGCCCCGATCGAGGTCGCTGCCGCGGCGACCTCGTCGACGACGTCGACCGACATCACCGACCCCGGGAGTAGACGCCGCGCCCCATGGTCGGGACCGCGGCCATGTCCCCGCGCGCCGCGCCCATCGCGTTCTTCGTCGCCAACAGTTCGCGCAGCGACCGGAGCGTGACCTCCTTGCCGTCGGGGGTCTTCACCGTCGCGACGCCACTCGCGATCAGCTTGTCGATCTCCTCGATGTCGTTCAGCGTGAACGCTGCCATGCCTCGTGGTACGTCGCGTGGCTACCGGGTCAAGCCAGGTCCACCTACGGCTTGGGTCGGTCGGGCGCGTCGCGATTACTCGGCTGGGAAATCGATCTCCGGCTGCCACGCTCGGAGGGGCGGCAGCTTCTCGATCGTGATCTTGCGCTCGGGCATGTGCTTCAACAGCTTGACGAAGTCGCGCTCGTTGGACGTGAAGAGGACGTTCGCGCCGTGCGCGGCGGCTGTTGCGAGGATGAGAGCATCGAGCTTGATGGCGCGGCGGGTCGTGCCCGCCGCACGCGACTTGATCTCGGGGATGAATCGCTGCGCGAGCAGGGCCGCCTCGATGGTGAGGTCCAGCCCCTCGTACCCATGTGGGAGAGCGAGCTTCGGGCACTCAGCGAGGACGGGGGCCGGGACTGCCAGGCGGTGCTTGGAGCGATGCTCCTCGATGAACTGCTCGAGCCGTTCAGGTTCGTCTCGCTCAACCGGAGCTGCACCGCAGTAGAGCAGCATGATGCTTGTGTCGAAGGCGTAGAGGCGTTTCCGTTCGGCCATGGCTTCAGCTCGCCGCACGTTCCGCGAGGAACGCCGCCACGGTGTCGAAACCCAGCCCTTCGATGGGCTTCGGTGGGAAGACGGGGCGCGCAACTTCTTGGAGCTCGAACGGCTCGAACCCGACGAGCGTTCGGGAGAGGACGCGGCCGGTCCTGGCGTCGAGCTCCATCGCGAGCTTGGCCCGGATCTCAGTGAACAAGAACGGTGCGACGCGGCGAACGAGGTCCTCCTCCGCATGCGCGGTGAAGCTCTCGTCGTTCGGGAGCTTGAGCCTCACTTGCGGGTCGGACGAGCCGAAGACGCCCTCGACGAACGCGACGTAGCTCGAGGTCGCTTTGATCCGGGGCACGACCGAACGGTCCGGGTCCTCGAACTCCACGGCCTTCCAATCGCTGCGCGGGCCTGCGACGAAGACCTCGGCCTTATTGGCGCGGGCGAAGCTGCGCAGCTTGGGCGCGGTCCCGTCGACCGGCTTCCTGGTCAGGCGGCCGAGCGCTGCGCTCGTGTGCGTCGGCGTCTGGAACTCGATCGCGACGCTTCCGCCCTCCACCGCGACCGGAATGATCTCGTCGACGTCGATGTCGGGGGCCAGGTTGTGGACGGCCTCGGCGACCGCCTCCACCATCTTCTGGAGCTGCGACCAACGGAGCGTGCTCGGGCTCGCGCCCTTGTACCTGAACTTAACCCTGATCCGGGAACGTCGCGCCACGGGGTCATTCTATGCGGAATCTGGGGCAGGACCAAACCAGCTTGTGAAACGGGCGCGACTCGTGTTTCACGCGCGGCGCGGAACATCACTTGAGCCAGTCGCGCGGCGCGCCGACCCAGTCGTTGCTGGGCAATCTCCGCGGTGCGCTCGGCTGCGAGCTCGGCCGACGGTCGACCATGCGCGCGAGGATGGGCTCGATCTGGCCGCCCATGGCGCGCCACGCTTCGTAGGCGGCGCGGCCGTACACCGCGCAGTCGAGGCCCTCGTTCGGCTTGTGGGGTGGGCAGTCCCAGGTGAGCTTCCGCTTGTGGGTGTGCTTCGAGACCTTCACGACGAGCTTCTCGGCCGTGAGCTGGTCGGCCCACTCGGGGCCGAAGCGCGGCGACTCGAGGATGTGGATCATGCCGCGCCCGCGCGGGACGATACCGCCGTGCGCCTTGGCGGCGTCGTATGACGCGCGGAGGCGCGCGTAGAGGTCCATCTTCGCGACGTCGACGGCGACCGGGTAGAGGTCGACCACGCTCATGAGCTTCGAGGGCACGCGCGGCCAGATGGGCCGGCCCCACCCCTCCTTGCCCTTCACGCCGAAGATCGGCCGCCGGAGCTGCTCGCAGGCCTGAAGGTACTTGATCACAGCGCCGGTGTGCCCGCCGCCGGTGTCGATCGTCGCGGCGACGAGGCCCACCTGATAGCCCCACTCGTGCGTGTAGGTGCTCATGAGCACGCAGTCGAGGAGGTGGTAGTTGCCGAAGTCGGTCGTGTCGCAAGGGATGATCACGTGGTCGATGAACCAGCACTCGTCGTCGCGTCCCCAGCCGAGGACGGTGACCTCGAAGCGATTGGCCTGCACGTCGACGCCGGCGGTGAGGACGCCCACGCCCGGCGGGATGCCGGGTGCGTCGTGCGTGCGGGACCAGGGTTCCCGCATCGCGAGCACCCAGCTCGGATCGATGGAGTCGCACTCGGCCTTGTCCCAGGGCTCGCCGAGCATGGTGTTCATGAACACGAGCATGCGCTGCGGGTCGCCCTTCGCCTGCTTGTATTGCTCGGCGATCTTGCTCCACGACGCGCCGTCCCAAGGGGAGTAGAGCGCCGAGATCCAGTAGCCGCGGCCCTCCCTCTCCGGATGCTCGGCGCGCCACTCCCCGCGGCGGACCATGCCGACCTTCTCGGCCTCGTGGATGAGCTGCTCGCATCCGCTGCAGCGGTAGCGCACCTCCTTCGTCTGGCCCGGGCTCCACACGAGGCGCTCGAAGAGGAGCACCTGGCGGTGGCCGCACATCGGACACGGCACCCAGTACTTGCGCTGGTCGCTCTCGGCGTAGGCCTTCGCTATGCGCGACGTGCTCTTCTCGACCGGCGTCGAGATGAGCAGGATCTTGCGGTCGGGAAACGTCGTCGTACGCTTCTCGGCGAGGCCGACGGGGTCGCCTTCGGTGCCGGCACTCGCCGGGAACCGATCCACCTCGTCGCACGCGAGGCGCTTGATCGCGCGGGACGCGAGACCCGCCGGTGACTGAGCCCCGACCATCGTGAGCGAGCCGCCGGCGAACTGCTTGTGCTGGATCGTGTTGCCGCCGTCGCGACCCTTCGCGGCGAAGACGAGCGACCGGATCGCGGAGCAGGAGGCGATCATCGGGGCCACCCGCATCTTCGAGAACGAGATCGCGGTGTGCTCCGAGGGCTGCACCATCATGAACGTGCAGGGGCTCTGGTGGATCGAGTACCCGATCCAGTTGTTCATCGCCTCGCTGAATCCGAGCTGCGCGGCCTTCATCACGACGACCTTCTCGGTGGGGTCGTCGATCGAGAGGACATCCTGGATCTCGCGAAGGTACTCCGCACGACCGGTGCGCCAGGGGCCCGGCTCGGCCGAGCTGTCGGGCAGGACGCGATAGGTGTCCGCCCACTCGCTGACGCTCATCGGGCGCAGCGCGGCGAGGCCCTCGATGAGCGCCGCGAGCAAGGCCGCGACGACGCGCTTGAGGCGCTTCATTCGACCTCGAGGGCCTCGTCGACGGGGTGGAGCTCGGGGTCGGCGAGCTCCTCGAGGAGGCGTGCGAGCTCGGCGCGCATCTTGGCGCCGACTTCGCGGACCTCGACGGGGCTGCCGCAGGCGCGGCAGACGCACTCGGCAGCGAGCGTGCCCTGCATGCGCCCGGGCAGCGCAAGCAGGCGGTCACGGACACGGCGCGACCACGCGAAGAAGGTCAGCCGCGCGCGCTCGGTGTCGACGACACGCTTACGCCGGGTGCGGTACTCGAGCTGCTGCATCTTCGCTTTGTAGGCCTCGAGCATGGCCCGGCTGTCGGCGACGTCGGGGAACTTGGCCTCCGCGCCGGGGGAGATCGGCGCGTCCACACCCATCGTGGCGTGGCGCGGTCGGCGCTGCGCGGGCAGCCAGTTGGCATCCGACCAGGCTACGTCGACGGTTCCATCGTCCCATAGCCGCACGGCGCCGCGTGCGATCGCGGCCCGCACGGTGCGCTCGACGACGCCGCGGTGATCCGCGTACTCCTTGGGGCTCATCGAATTTTCCGGCCGTCGGGGCAATTTTCCGAGGCAATTTTCCGCGGCTCGGAGCCGCATTCCTGGCCGTCCGCCGCCAATTTTCCGCGATTCGGAATATTGGGGGAAAGCTCGAAACTAGTGGGGGCGCGCCGGCCCACGGGACCCGCTCGCCCCAACTTTTTTGGGGAAGGACCCAAGGCGTGCCCCCCCTCCCGCGCCCCGAGGGGTCCGCGTCCGGGCCTCGCCGCGCCCGCGCGCGCCGCGCCGAGGGCGACGGCGGCCTGGCGGTGGCCGGCGCGTCGCAGGGCCCACAGCGCATCGGCCATGCAGTCCGCCCCGACCCGCGCGGCTACGATGCCGAGCAGCTCGGCGACGGACCGTGGCCGCAGTGGTGTGCGCAGCCCCATGACGACCAGGCCGCGGAGCTCCAGGGGTAGCAGGACTCGGCCGACGCACCGAGCCACGGGGCCTCGGCCGAGGAGACGCAGTGCACGACGCCCCAGCGGGCCCGCGCGCTCGCACACGACGTCGAGGCGCCACGGCTCGGCGTCGAGGATGCTGGGCACCAGGTGATCGGTCAGCGCGCGCTCGAGCCGGTCACGCGAGAGGTCCAGGGCCTCGGCGACTTCGAGCGCACCACGGACCTCAATGCAGTGGGCGATGCGCGCGTGCGGAGCACTGAGCGTGTGCCAGCGCGCGAGGGCTGCGCGGCAGTCGCGTGCGCGCAGGTCGCATCCCGAGCACACCTTCTGGCAGGTGCCACCAGGCAGGACGACACGACACCTGAGGCAGTGAGCAGGACCTCGTGGCATGCGCGAACGATGACCGCGGCCGAACCGCGCGCGCGAATCGACGTGGGCGCGCGGCTGGCGTCAGCGGCCCTGCGCGCGATGCGCGCGACGCTCGGCCGTCGTGATGATGTCCGCTGCTCGCTTTCTCGCGCGCGCCCACTGCTGCATGTTCGCCCAAGTGTTGTCCGCGTAGACCATCGACGCCATCACGGCCTGCAGCTGCCTCACCTCGAACTTTTCCGTTGGCGTGAGCGGGGGGGGCTGATCTTTCACGCGCCTCCCGAAAAGTCCGGCTCGCGAGCGAGCAGCTCGACATCGAGCACGTCGACGTCGAGCCGACCGCTGTCATCCCAGCCGATGGACAGGGCGACGCGCCTGCCGTCCTTGACGAGCGTCGCGATCCGCTTGCGTTGCCCGTCCGTCAGGGCGCCGTCGATCTCCTGCATGGTGGGAGCACGGGGGGTCTTCATGTTGCCGCTCGGCCGGCTGCCACCAGGAGGTCGGCGACAGTGCCGACGCGCAGCGCTCGAGCGATACGGTAGAGCGTCGAGCTCGACGAGAACGCGTGCGAGTCGATGCGCCACCGCACGAT